CTTTCATATTAGTCATGTAGAATTTAGTGTCCTCATAAATTGAATGACCTTTGATATTGTTGACATAGATGATTATCCTTCCACCTTTTTCTACCATTTGATAGCATCTTCGAAGAAGTGGATAAAGAAACATCCTTTTCCATCGATCGTATGATTTGTATCTAACATTGGATTGATCTGACTCATCTGTATATTTTTCCATGTCAAAGAATGGTGGACTAGTTACAATCATGTCATATTTTTCTCCGGTCGGGGTATATTCCTCAATCGGAGAGGTGATTAATTTGTACTGATCTGGATCCAGATCAAATGTTTCGATTATTTTTTGATAACCACTAATCAGTTTCTTGTTTGGATCAACTCCAGTATAGGGAACACCGGCTGCAATACAAGCCAAAATCCGATCTCCCCATCCGGCACTCGGATCAAAGACCGATTTTGGTTTGTAATATTCCAAAATCGTCTTCATTACCGTGATAGGAAAATTGGAACAAATCTTACAATTCCTGAAAATATAGCTGTCCACATCCTCATAATCCGGATTTTCTCCAATTTCTTTGATTATTTCACTACGGTGAGCCTGGAAATATTCCGATGGTGTTGGATGAAAAAGGAATTTTGAACTCATTCTGGCCGGATGATTGAAATAATCACTCAAGGTGAGATAGTTCTTCTGAGACTCAAAGTCCACTTTCATTAAAAATATCTGTTCACCTATTGGTTCGGATGGAACTTGTTTTCCAAAACCCTTGAATTCTTCCATAATTAGTTTGATCATTTCAGGTGAAACATAATAATGATAGTAGGGAAATTCAATTTCTTTGAGTGACGGCGGCATTTCTTAAATATATCTTATTTAAGAAATTCAATTTTCTTTCAACCGGGGGTGGATTTGATGTGCATGATAGATCATAGGTAGTACCAAATTTAATTATTTTCAATGTTGAGATAGATCAGTGAACAGCTCTTCCGCTGCCGGATACGCTTTCATTTCCTCAACCATCTTCTCATACTTAATCGGTTTAATATAACTATCTTCACTAAACCATCTATCCTTATATGTGTAATACCACTTCTCAGTTAGGAATATATCAACCTCCCCGTTCACCAAAAAGTGACGATGAAGAACCGAATATTCACATGGATGAGAATTAAGATAAATAGTTTTTACCTTCGGAAAATTAAGTGTATCCAGGTTATAATAAACATAATTCTTCTCACAATCATCAATGAACAAGGTTTCACATTTTGGAAATCTGGCCGGGAGATGAGAATTGACACCACCTCTCAAACAAACAACTTTGTTCAAGAGTCTTCTGCTTCTGACAATACGATTATTAGTGACAGTGAGCATTTTCCATTTCAAATGATATATTTGAAATTCATTTTTCGGTTAGGATAACAACTCTCGTTCAACTTCATCCATCAACATAATCCGTACACCCTTTTCTTTCGCTTTTTCGACCTTGTTGTTATTAGTGCTTCGGTTCTTGATCACCAATAAATTTGTTTTCCCGGAGAAATTATTCATTACGTTTGCCCCCTGACTCTTCAACTTTTCTTCGAGACTCTTGTCCTTACCACCCGTAAAATAGATGTTATATTGTGCCAAATTATCACTCTCTGCTTCTTCTTTTTTCGTACTTTTGATTCGCACCCATTTGTTTTCTCTCAACCAATCTGAAAAATTAGACCATCCTTCCAAGAACTTCTCGGCTGTTTTGTCACTGAATCCTTCAATCTCAATGATTTCGCTTCTCTTGGGACGTTTCAATTTCTTTACCCTCCCGTCTTCACCCACCTCAACCATATCAAAAGCGCTCACCAGAGGATATAATTTCCTTTCCCCAAATCCAGATCCAAAGGCCAAACTAGCTTTCATAACCCGTTCAAGGGGGATTGGTTTATCGAGGATGGAGTGAATTGAGGTATAATATTTCTTGGCACTCCGCTCTTTCACCCCTTCCAGTTCTAGAAAATCTTCCTCACTCGCCTTGAATACACATGTGGGTGTGTTAAAACCACCTGCAATCATCTTCTTCACAATCCCGATATTGATGTACTTAATCTCCATGGCAGTGAAGAAACGCAACAAACGCTTCATACAAACTGTCTTGTTCTCAAGAGGATCTTTCAAGATAATATCGACGTGACTTTCATTCCATTCCCATTCACCAAAGACGTCTTCATGGGGCATATCAGCCCCTCTTCCTGAGGTAACTTTTTCACCCTCGTCAATAACTTCCTGAATGTAGGGAATAACATCCCCACTCTTAACCACCTTAATTTCTCTTCCCTTTCGGAGTTGATGATCCTCCACATACTTAGCATTGAATGCCGTGGCGTAGGAGACGTTATCACCCCCAATTACAACAGTGTGGAATCGGACTGTTGGAACCAACACCCCATACATACTGGGATCCCAGATTACCTCCTCGACGGTGGTCTTTTTTCCATCCGGATTCATCTTGAAGGCGATGGCAAACTCGGGACTTCCATTGGTATTCCGAACATTTACCCCAGCGTTGCAGACAATTACCCCATCAATTTCATATGGACTCTCTTCTTTGAAAGTCTGGAAAAGAAGGATCAATTCCTGAATCAACTCATCCGGATCATCTGGTGGGATGAGTGGTTGATTGTGTGGAACCCGGAATCCAATCTCCTCAAGCATATCAAATTGTTCCTGTGGTGTCATTTCACTGTCCTCTGGAACATATTCAAATGCCACGAAATGAATATCTCTAAGAATCTCTGGTTTTGGTTTCTTCGAATTGATGGTACCGGAGATAACACTCCTGGCTTTGGGAAATTCGGAAGAGTATTTCTTTTGAAATGTACTATCATCCATAATCAACTCACCTCGAACATAGTCATCTTCCTCCAACTCCGGGAGGTCAAGATGATCAAGAAGATAAGAAATATCTTGTCCAAAACCATCTTTTCCACGGGTATAGAGCTTCTTGTTTCCGTAGAGAGCCGAGGCACCATCTAGTTTAGCGCTGCAAAAATAAGGCCCGGGGTACTTTTTAATCCACCTTTTGATTGGTTTGACATCGGGGAAGATAGAGTTATCCATGCTTCCCATATGGAGGGGAAGTTTTACCTTCACCAATTCTTCTCTAACAGGGGCTCCGATTTCGCGAAGGAAACGAGATTTCGGTTTCAACTTTCGGAGCCGGCTGAGATACTCTTCATAGGTAGCATCATCAACCTTCTCAACACCATTGTGATATTCTCGGTTGAGGTAATCAATGAGCTTCTCTAGCTCCCCAATCTTGAGATCATCAATATCCTTCTTAAGTAGTTTTTCCATTTTAGTGATCTATTGGTTTAATCATTTTCAATTTGTGTGAAATTGAAAATATGTAGGAAATCTTGTTGATATAACAAGATGTTGGAGGGAGCAGTTATTGAATCTGTCAAGGGGAAGGAGAACGAGGATGGACACTTATCCGTCACTTTCCGTTTCGGGAAGATCAGGGATCTCCCTGGTCACCGAGCAGTGGTCTGTCCCCCTTTTGGACAAACTGAAAAGAAGATAGAAAATGGGAAAGTTTCCTTTCTCTACCTGGCATGTGAGGCCGGGACGGAGATCGAGCTCTCACTCATGTGTATTCGTGAGTCAGATAACAGTGCACGCGAGATGAAAAAGCTTCGCGTCATCCTTCCGATGATTTAGAAAATTGAATATCCAAATATATTCAAGTAACTACAAAAATGTTTGAGACCGGTAATGATTACCAACTAGAATCAAATACATATCATCAAGATTCCGATATGGATCATTTTGAGTCAAATACATATCAGATGGAGCCTCCGGATGATCTTAACCTCGGTTGGGATACCACCCCCATACTCGATGAGACCACTTTCATTCCAGATGGTGAGCCTTTTCTCCTCGCCCAAACTGATCGAAATAATGATCTTCCAATTGGATCTACCGAACTGAAATTACTAGCTCAGACCTGGACCAGACGGACAGCTGTCGAGAACTATCGTGCTGGAAGGTATCGAAATTCATTCCGATGGTTCAAAAAATGTTTTATCAAATATCGAGACCCACGTTCGATCATTTGTCTTGGTTATATATACGAACATGGGAAAGGTGTCAAAATGAATTGTTATAAGGCTATGGAATGTTACAGTTTAGGGCATCAGTATGGAGATCCGTTTGGAACAAAGATGGTATCTTGGGGATATATGTGGGGATTGAATGATCTCCCCGATATGAGGAAGGCCTCTTGGTATAATGTGGAGGTTAAAAATCTTCCCTATTTTAGTATCTCACATGAATGTGGTTTCTAAATGACAAAAATGAAATGAAAAACAATATTTTTTTTACAAAAATGACAACCTATCTTGGACATACAGTTGATGGAAACGTCGACGTTTCCTATCCCGAACCAGAGATGATGCATGTTAAGGCCTCTTTGAAAGCCACTGATGGCTGGGAATGGAAATGGGAATGGGAGTGGTATGGGAAGGAAACGTCTATGCCCGAGATTTCCAAGAACCCTGACATTATTGGGGTGGTGAACTGGCTTACGAAAAATGATTTGGAGTGGCAAGAGAAACTTAGTCAGAAACCAGGTGTTATCAAGGGAAAAGAAGGTGGAGACTATTATGAAGATGGTGCTTAACGAAAAATCTATTTAAAATAAATGGATCTCTACAATCTCGGAAAGCATCGTGCCGAGAAGCGACGAAAGATTATGAAAAACGAGGAAGAATTTGATGAAGAAAATTTGGCAGAGTTTATTGCCAAGGATCTTGAGAAACAGCTAGCCGGTGCATTACGGGTTCCTTCTACGCAATATGATCAAATCTGTGCTAAGGGAAATGATATTTATTTCCACGCTCCGATTGAAGATGCAACGGCTTTTCGCCTAAATATGGTTCTGAAAGATACAATCAAGAAGATGCAGGACATTGGGAACGAGTTTGGTATTCCACCACCTCCAATTCGTCTTCATATTAACAGTCCGGGTGGGATTGTTTTTGGTGGTCTGAGTGTGGTTGATACAATCAAGGCTTCTCCGGTTGAAATTCATTCCATCTGTGAAGGAGCAGTGGCTTCGGCAGCCACTTTTATTTCTGTTTCGTGTAAGAAACGCTTTATTAAGAAGCATGCTTTCATGCTGATCCATCAAGTTTCTGGCGGGGTATGGGGGAAGATGGAGGAGATTATGGATGAGGCCGATAACATTCGTCGCATCACAAACGTGATTGAGGATATTTATCTAAAGGAGACCAAGATGACCCGGGCTGTGTTGCGAAAACTCCTTAAACATGACTTGTGGTTGGGTCCTGAAGAATGTCTCAAGAAAGGTTTGGTGGACGAAATCATGGAATAAATTTTTTCTTTTTAGCTAAAAAGAAAATGAACTGGGTTTATCTTGGGATGTTGCTTGTCGCACTGGCGGTCCTCTTTACCCTCCTGGGGACTCTTGTCTGGGCACCTGGTGATCATGGGAATACTTTTCTTCTTGCCGGAAGTGGAGATGCCACAATTTCCTATTCTTCGGACGCCGAGACCTGGTCTGAATCAGTTGATGAGGATGGAAATACGCCCTTTGGAGATGCCGGTAATGCTCTTGCGGTCAACTGGGGTAGGGGATTGTGGGTTGTTGGGGGTGTAAATGATGACACCCCCACCAAACCTCTGGCTTGGTCGGTTGATGGAAAAACTTGGACCTACGGAACTGGGAGTAACTTTGGTTCTACCTCGGAATCTCTTGGACGGGTTGTTAGATACGCCGATGGTATTTGGGTAGCTGGAGGTACGACAGCTACATCTAGTCTCCCTAAGATTCTTTGGTCGTCTGACGGAAAGGCCTGGAATAACACCACTGGAGGTGCCTTTGGAACCGGGTCAAGTGGGACCTGTTCGGAGGTTTTTTATGGAGGTGGTCTCTGGTTGGCAACTGGAAATGATGGTTCCAGTGGGGCCAAGATCTGGTGGTCAAACAATGGCAAAAACTGGAATGCTGCCACTGGATCACCATTCGGAACTGCTGCAAACGATTCTGGTGGACGGTTTGCCTATGGTAACAGCCGGTATGTGAATGGCGGAACAAATACTACCACCGCCGGTGAGATTATGTGGTACTCTGATAATGGAAAAGCCTGGACTGCTGGTACCCATCCATTTGGAGATGCAGTTGTCTATGATGTTGAGTATTATGGTGGAATTTTTGTGGCTGGGGCTTCTTGGGCTTCTGATGGCGATAATATTCTGGCCTATTCAACTGATGGAATTACATTTACAGCTGCCACTGGCCAAGGAACTCTCGCTTCAGGGTTCTATATTGATAAGATTCTTCCTCCTACTGATGGTTTTTGGTTGGCCCTTGGTTATGATGCTACTGAACAGGCCGGGTTGATTTATCGTTCCACTGATGGAATGGAATGGACTAAATTGTCACTGACAGATTTTTTCCCTGGACCCAATTCTCTTATCCAGACTGGTATCACTGGCAAGTATAATGGAAATTTCCGAACGGTTGTGGCAGGAAAGGCGGTCAACTCTACTAATATTTACTGGACAGAGGATGGTGAAACATTCACGGCTGCTAACAATTCCCCGTTCGGGGAAACAATTTCGGATATCATTCTCGAGGCACGCTGGGCTCCTGTACCCAATTAATTTCAATTAAAATTACTGATAAACAACTTGTTGTGTCCTTGGACCCAATGATATATTATATCTCAAGATATAATATCTTTTTTACTGATAAACAACTTGTTGTGTCCTTGGACCCAATGATAGATTCTCCGTTGATGTGGTATTAAGTGCAGATGCCAGTTGGCGCCCATAACGTTCACGAAGAAAGGGCCCAAATGTGTTCAGATCCCCGCGGACGGTCGTGACCGAGGTACCTTGTTTTACGGTCATAATATATGGCCCAAAAAAAGGGTTTTCAATCGTAATATCAAGTGGTTCAACCAATCGTCTTGGATTCTCAGGGATAAATGTAAGATAAGCATACCGAGAACTATTATATTCTCCGCCGTCAAGACGTTTCCATCCAGGAATGTTAACATTGAATGTAGATGCCTGATTTCCCATTTTAGATAAATACTAACTTTAAGAAAAGTCAAAATGAGATCTCTTATTTTGATATGTTGAGTGATAGATATTCTGATAAATCTCTAAGGTTGCCAAATGATTTGCTCTTAGTATGGAAACCTTGTTTGATTTCCACACGATAGTAGCCCAAAATATTCTGAGTAATAGTGACATATATATTTAGATGTCCATCCTTTCTATAAGAAATGTGCCTTGGTTCATCTTCATTATCTTCAAAAACAGTCCATCCATTAATGTTAAATTCATGTGAAGATAGATAGTTACCCATTTTTGATACGATATTTATTTAAAAAAGGAGCCACACCCCAGATACTATTCACGACCCTGGTTTCTTTCATCTGATCTTTTCTAATTTCAATATTATATGAGCCAAAACAACTCTTACTTATTTTGACATACAAATATTGACCATTTTTGTTTTTGTAAATGATCCTTTTTGGTGTGTCTTCATTGTCATCAATAATTTTCCATCCCTTAATTTTGAATTCGGTCGCGCTCAAATTATTACCCATTTTTAAAATGAAACAACTTCCGCTGCATAGAAAGATTAAATTCAAGACTGAATATGTTCGCGAAGATGGATACCTTGGAACTGGGTTTAATATTATATCAAATATCTCAATAATGGTCAGGAGAATGCTTGTTCCTGGCAATATCTGAAGAGGAAAAGAACGGTTGGTCTTTATCTTAATCGTACTTATGATCTTGGATATGTGGATACGGTAAAGATCAGCGTGGGTAAGGATAAACTTGTGGGTGTAAAATGTAAAATATATCACAGACTACCTGAATATGATGAACTGGATGATTTCTTTGAACTTAGTGAAGAAGAAGAAGGATGGTATCAGACAGAGAGACCTGAAATTGTAAAGGAAAAGTCAAATTCTGTGACCCTTTCATGGGATAATGGTGATAAAAAATTACTATTTTTTAACAATTCGGATCAGAAAAACACTAAACTAGTTATCACCAGGGGAGATAAACTAGTCTTTCAACGTGATATTTAACTTCTCGGCCAAATCTTCCAACTTCTTTCGACCACTCTTACTCGTCACTTCCTCCGGGATTTTCTGTTCTTGGATCATCTTCACTGCCCACTTATCCAGAACCACATTCTCTAGTTCTTCTTCAAAAACTTCCATCACTACTGGGAAATAATTCTTAGTCAATTTCATCATTGCCTCGGCAAAAACACGTATCTCATACTGGGCATCTGGTGCGGTTCGGAGTGTCAAAAATTTCATCAGATTATTCAAATCCATCTGCATCTCCAAAACAGTGTAAGTGCTTTGGGGAAGCATGAACCGAGCCGCCTCCCGGGTTAAACCCATCCTTATGCACTCCTGGTAGTCTTTGAAAATGTCATCCAATTTCTCCTCTACACTCTCTAGTTTCTTCTTAATCTCTTCTACCTTTTCGGGAGGAAGATCCACCGAACACTGGGCATTCATCTTAGATTGGCCCCTGATCAACTCCTCCCGATCCATTCTCATTCGTCCCATTTCCTCGGTTACCTCACTGTAACGTTGTGAAAACTCGTTGAATTTACCGGTGCGATGGCGAAGAATTTGACGACTAATCGAGATGGGACACTTAATCAAGAAGGTAACACTCCCCATTTCCAAAGGTGAAGTGTGTTTGTTTTTGATGAGATACCTAATCAGTCTCCGATCTTCCTTTGGAAGTTTCATCTTTCCATCGGTGGATGCACGAGCCGCCTTGGCTATAAAATAATCCCGTGTCCGTTCAGGATGAACATGACTTCCATCATCCTCCCATGGAAGTATCTGAGGGGAGATCATTTCAATCTTCACAAAACCCTTCCCGTCTAGGAGTCCGTCAATAATATTTTCTTGAGACATGTTGTTTTTTATATGGTAAAAGCTATAAAGGAAATTCAGTTTTGAATTATATACGGATATTGTATATAATTTAGAAGAGGCGACGCCTCCCAGGACCGACAATCATCTGGTGGTTGTACGTGACATAGTCCAAGAAATGGACCAGATGGGAAATCGTCACAAATCCCCAGGCTGAAGTTTTGTCAGGATATCGGAGACACCATGGGACGAGGCACAGTGAGATCAGCGCCAACCATCCATAGATGAACTCGAAACGAGTCACAGGGACTATCCCGATTGGCTGTCCCCACTTCTTCGCCAGCACAAGGGACCAGATGGTCCTCTTTGCACACTGGAGGAAGGCGTAGTTGACCAGGACCAACTTCACCAAGCCAGTGTTGTAGAGACCAAAGAGGGTCGCCACATAAATGAGTGACGTCAGGGCGAAGTACCACCCCGAACAAATGATGTGAACAATCAATGAAAGCATCTTTTTTGACAAGATTTTCCTCTCATTTTCAATTTTCACCTATTTAGTATCGATTTCATCGTCAGCATGGAGAATATTAAAAGCGAGACTGAAACTAGCCGCGATAAACATTAAGGCTATTTGAATATTGCTAATGTCCCGTTTGGTAAATGTGGGCCGTGGCTTCTTCATTTTACTTTCAACGTTTTTTGTTTTTAACTTCACACCATTTTCCATCTTTCACAACATATGTTTTTCCATCGCTCTTACTAACCTTCTCCGTTCCTTCTGGTGGAATCTCTTTTTTCTTCTTCAACCTTTCCACAAAAGTTGGTTTAAGAGTATGATCTTCATTCCAGTTGATCTGATCTTTCCCCTGACGATCCAGAGTGATATTGATCTTATAGAAATGACGACATCCGAAAAACCCCCGATATGCTGAGAGTGGAGACGGATGCGCTGCCTGGAAAAGCTGACTGGAGGCGATCGAACTTTCCAATTTCTGACTCTCCTTTCCCCAAAGAACATGGATACAATTCTCAACTCTTCGATTAATAATATTGATTACGATGTGTGTGAAACGTGTCCAAATGTTTTGATGACTCTTCTCATCATCTGGATTGTAAGTGAGAGCACTGTTGATAAACAAGACCCCCTGACGACAAATCCATCTCAGATCTCCGTGACCAGGATTCTTAAAACTGGGAAAGTTATCCTCTAACTCTTTGTAAATATTTTTGAGAGAACCAGGGACCTTATCATCCCGAGCTACTCCAAAAGAATAACCCTGGGCTCGGGTTTTGATGCTTCCATCTTCCTGAACCCATGCCTTTGGATAAGGATCCTGACCCCAGATAACCACCTTTACTTTTTCAAGCGGGGTGTACCTGAAACAGTTAAAAACGTCTGGGAGAAGTGGGTAATAACGGTCTCCTCTATTATCAATATCATTCAATACTTTTCTAATTTTTTTCTCACGTTTCAGAAATTCATCTCTCCATTCTCCGATGTCTCGGAGGGAGAATAGCATATCGGCCAGGGTCTTCGGTTCCTTTTCACCTGGCTCAATATTAGCAGGAGTATCTTCATCACAGAACAAAGGTATCTCATCCTCACCAGTTTCTATATACTCAGGACGCTCACATTCATTATCTGACTCGATATAATCACTATCACAGAACAAAGGTATCTCATCCTCACTAGTTCCTATATACTCAGGACGCTCACATTCATTATCTGACTCGATATAATCACTATCACAGAACAAAGGTATCTCATCCTCACTAGTTTCTATATACTCAGGACGCTCACATTCATTATCTGACTCGATATAATCACTATCATCTTCACTTGTCTCTGGTGGATCACATTCGTTATCTGAAGAAATATAAGGCTCCCCGGTGTGATCTTCACTCAGATATATGGGATGATCAATCATTTTTTGTCTTTATACTTTTATACATTTCTCAATTTTGTTTAAAATGGGGGTAAACTTTTCTTTTTGCCAAAATGTAAATCTAGGTGGATTTGTTTTATGCAAGAATAAGCCTGAGGTAGACACGCCATCTCCGTCACCATCAGTGGAAACTAATTTTGAAATGTTGGGTAAGGCAATCACCCTCGTTGAGTCAGAACATGTTAAATTTAATTCTCTTCTTCCAGATCACAATGAGTTTATATTTCTAAAAATTTTGGAAGAGGGAAGAATCATAGCCGCTGAGGGTGAGTTTATGGATGATATTGGAATGATTAAGGAGGATTTCATGGGGAGAGAGGTTTGTGATATTGATAAAAACAGGGAACTTTTTCATGATTATATTTGTCCATTGTTTAAGAAATCAGTTGAAACTGGTTCGATGTACCAGTTTTGTTTTAAGGTGGGTATAAACCCGAGGGTAATATGTTGTTCAATATATCCGTCTACCATGCCAGGAAAAATCTCATCAGTTGATTGTGTTATCAGACCGGCCTTATATGCAAGAGATCTTGATAGATTTGTTCTCGAGCTTGGCGTGACACCAGTTTCAGAATAAAAATATATTAGACGACATCATATATATATATTATTATATCAAACTGTGATAAAGGTAGGGGAGTGCATCAAATCTAATATAAAACTTTCGAATAATCCTACAAATGTCATCAAAGAGAAGTGGTTTCTTCTGACTTGTTAATATTTCTGTTATCATTCTTCCTTCATCCTTTCTCCACAAACCCAGCCAGATTCTGAACAGTTCATCATTATCCATCAATGGTTCCGAGAAATAGGGTATGGTCATAAGTGAACAGAAAAGAGTCACTACATCAAAACTATTCAAACCAAAAACACTGCCTTTATCACGTCTCAACTTGATAAAATATTCCATCTTAGTGTTGAATCGATAAAAATAGATCCGGTGTTTTTCATAATACTCGCGTTTCTCTTCTGGAAGACATTTGCTCACTTTGAATGGATCATGGAGATAATAATTTCTAGTTCCATTCATCTCAATAATATAATCATCATATGGAATCTTTTCAGAAGTGGTTAGTCTCATTCCCCCAGTGGTGTGGAGAAAACGCCCCCACCAATTTTTTTCACTGTCATAGATAGAGATCGAAGAGTAGACAGACGGTGAAATATAACATTTAAAGGAACAGATAAATTCGGAATCACCCTCCTCGGTTGAATATTGAACATGCACTGCATGATTAGAAAAACGAAGCTTGCTCCAATCACATTCATTATGTGTAAAAAAGAGACTTCAGTAGAATTTAAGTGCTATCACAATTTGAAAAAGAATATCTCTGATCACTCCCACTGAAAAATTAGTAACAACTCTTTTTTGAGCCAGCGGTGAATAGGAAACATTGAAATTTGGATCTCGATTAAAACTATCAATGTCCTCATAATCTTGTTCAACATAAATGAGAAAGTTTGTTTCAGTGCAGTTGTAAAAATTAAGAAAATCAAGATAGATTGGAAAGTTTTTCCGGATTGAATAAAGTTTCAAGATTAACATAACTAGAGAGATATTGGTTAGCTGACTGGAGGTAACATACCAATTAATATTACTAATCGAGTAAAATTCATCCCGATAAAATTTTTGAATTTTCTTTCCAATTTCTATGTTCAGTTCTTTAATGTCATTCCGGTTTTCATAAATATTTTCACCCTGTTCTTGGATAATTTGAATGGTTCTTCCCCTCCTTTTTCCTTTCGGGATGGTGATCTTAGTCTTTCCAGACATGTTTGAATAGAGATATTTACACCTTTCACATTTTTGATATTTAAATTCAAATGATTCCCTATCATAACATTTTCCATTCCCCTGACCTGGATGAGAACGAAATTTCCCCTGACCGAGTAGTTTTTTGAGTCTCTCAAATACGGGTTGAGACTCGGTTTCCCATTCTTTGATCTTTAGATCAAGAGACATTTTAGATGTTTTTTTCTCTTTACTAAAAGAGAAAGATGGTTAAGACAAAGGAAACTGGTTTTTTTGACCAGGACATCGAATGGAAGGTTTCTATTTTTACGACGCTTTTGGTGATTGCAATGTTCGTTACTGTGGCTATCTATGTTTATGCGGGTGATCAACAGAATCTTCCCACTCGCAATTTTGGAGCTGTAGATATTCGAAAAACTCTCAAGGTGGGTCAACAAACATTCAACAAGAGTGATGTGAGATCTCTTACAGATGGAGAAACTATTGGTCCAATTGACGGAACAAACAAAATATTTATTATTGAACCATCCGGGGCAGGTGAGACATTGGTACTTCCATCCGGGGCTACACTAGACGAGATAGACCAACTTTCAGCTGGTTATACTCTTCGTTTCCTGGTTCTGAACAATTCAACTACCCAGAGTGTCACGGTTACCTCGGGAGATTCACGGGTAACATTTTTGAATGGTAACTCGGTTGCCGTAGCGGCCTCTACATCTCGGGAAGTAATTATCCGGAAATTGGTTGATGATGATTATCAGGTGATCATGTTTTAACTGACTGGTTTAAAATTGATTTTTGAAAGAGACCAGTACTATAAAAAAATGACCACACTTACTGTTGACGGAAGGAGTACCCTGATCAATAAGGATGACCCCGAATATGAACAGTTTATCAAATTGGGAGAAAAACTTTCACTGGGAATGATTCCACCAGAGGTTTCCAACCCTCAAATGGAACTATTAAAGACCGTTACGATGGGTGCACTTCCGGTTGAGATTCAGGAGAGATTTGAGGACACATGGAATGGAAAATATTATCTCCATTTGGAAATCTCCGGTTCAAATCAAATTCTATTCCGCTGGAAATCGACCTGGGTCTATGGTAATATAATGAATGCAGAAAATGAATGGTTTCATGAGCATGTAGGACAAGACCATGTTTTGAGTTTCTTCATGAATAAAAGGACAAAATATCATGATTTTGAGAGTGAGAAAATCATATCCGATGTGAAAGAGAAATCGGAAAAAGGATTGAAACTTCGTTATACTTTGAGTGATCTTGTTCTTGTATACAAATATGACCCTGAAAATGACAATCTTACATGGATGAATGGCATGGCGCATGAGTTAGCATCTTTTGCACGTAAATGGATTTATGAAAGGGACAAGTTTGAATACTACACCCCCGTCTAAAGATTTAATTATCCGAAAGATGGTTGATCATGTTTTCTATTTAAATAAAAATAGAAATTACAGAGGATACTCAGTTTCTGGTTGTTAATTTAGCCAGGGGATCCAAACTAGATGGATATTTCAAGAAGAAGGAGAACAAATTTGACAATATTTCCCCGAGTCGCATAGAAGAAAAGTAGTAAGACTATTGGAAGGAGGGTCCGATACATTTGCTTATATGGAAGCTAAATGATACATAGGTTGAAGCTGTTAGTGATCAATCTGCTTACAAGGCATCTAAAATACCAAATTCTCAGCAATAAAAATTTGATACTTATTTTTCTTTGGACATGAGATTGGAATCAGTTTGAAACTATCCAAAATCCTATATCTTCCATTCTCAATCTTGCAATATTTCTTTGGAATGACAAAAGATATATTACTCTTGTTTAGGAATAATCTGATAATGGTTGATGAATCCTCATAGACGAAATAATCCTGCATATTCTTATCATAGGCTAGGAATATTTTGGGAGGAATGAGATCCTTCCCCTTCGTTTTCCAAACTTCCTCTACTTTCTTTGGATCTGCCATTTTAATTAAAAATGATTCTTAATTTAAAAATGACTTCGAAAGAAGAGAAACTGCATCAAATTTACTGTTCCATTCGAGAAATCGAAGAATATGATGGGGGAGGGAGAAAAGTTTTATTTGAACCAGGTGTCGAGAAACAGATTGATGATTTTACTGCTCAAATGAAAAAAGATTTGAGAGCAGCTGTCTGGAATAATGAGATGAAGAAATTTTCAGATGCTGCTGCTTCTCTTTACAAACTATCGACTAGAATTGGGGATGGAAAAACTATCACCCATAATGGAACCACTTATGGAAAGGATATGTTAGATCTTTTTCTGAGAGGTTTTGTTTATAAGATTAGAGAAGCAATGGGGTTGGAGGTCGAGGAATTGGAAGAAGGTTGTGACGCACCGACATATGTTAATTTGTACCAGATAAAAGAACTGGCTGATACTCTCGAGTGATTGTGTTATCTAAAATAAAAATGAATTGAACTAGTGTGAAAAATGGACTCTGTAGAAAATATTGACAGGATAAGTTTGATGAACACGCCAGAATTGAAAAACAGTTAATATACTAAACCTATATTAAAAGAAGATGTCTATTCATCATTACTCAAAATTACTCCGAGAAAAGTTCAAAAATGAACGTTATCATCTCCCCGATGAAGAGGCCAATTCTATTGTAGCCTCTGGAATCAATGGAAAGAAGCCTCATCTTCTCAAAGTTGAGGATTACACAGAAGAGCTATTGATGGAATTGACCATCGGGAAAGATGCCCAGAAAAAGAGAGGAAAAAAATTCTATATTGATTATCGTTTTTGGAACTACAAATGGTGTAAACCCGAGAACCTAAAAATTGATAATATAACCCATCTCAGAAATCCTCCAGATGGAGTTTTAATCAATCCAAATCTTTTTTATGTTGGATGTGTTGTGGTTATGATTATGTATTATCAGGTTCTTTACTATACATATCTGATTGAGAATGAATCACTTTTTGAAGTTTATCTAACACAAATCAATATTGATCGAAATGATTTTGCAAGATTCATGATCACTAAGAAAATCTATCTCCCCTTGACCAAAAACTATCTCAAACTACTGGAGAGAATCTTTCATAATGATAATATTCCAGATTATCTTCTTGATCAAAGTTGTGTTTATACCCGAAAAGAGATCAGGGATATTTTTGATCACTCTACTTTTGAAGTGAAGGATATAAGATATTATACCCGACTTATCTTTGAGAGAGATGACACGCAGGAAGAAAAACTTCTCAATCTTGATTTGTTTTTGGAATTATATGATGGTGATATTGACCATTATGAAACAGTTTATCTTATCCCCGGAATGAAAGATAAACCGGTTGGTTATTATCTTAATCCAGAGGAGATACCGGATGATCTCTTTAATCTTTATACACAAATTATGGAAAAATACTATTTCAAAAATGGTGCTTTAGAAGTCATCACCATCTAACTCAGAATAATGTTATACTAGATTTCTAATCTAGTATAAAATGGATGTAAGACATTACAATTATCCAACTTTACCAAATAACAAGACTAAATTTCTTTCAGCATTTACCATTTTCACGTATCTAACTGGCCTTGTGGTAGGGGCCTATGCTGTTTCTATCACCAAGGATAAGATCAGCCGAGACGAATTTACGGTCTCTCAAAGCTTGGCATTTGGGTCTCGTGAGTTGATGATAATCTGTTTTGCCCTGGCTTATTTTTCGATGATTCTCCTCATCTGGAATAGAGGTCCACTTAAGTATATCGCTCTGAGAAGTCTACTCATTACTGTTTTCTTTTCGCTCTTGATTACTATTATCTATGTTACTAAATACTACGATGAGGAAATGCATTTTATCATGGCCGGGATTATGTTTGTTTCAAATCTATTCTTTATTCTACTCACGGCTCATCTTTTCAAGGGGTATCTCAGAAATGAACCGGTGATTCAGACTTATCTATTTGATGGTTTGATTATTCTTACCATCGCTTCGTTCATTATGGTCAATGTTTATGGTGTCTTTGAAACAAAC